TACTCTGCAACGGACTACACTGCATTCGAGTCATTATTTGTAGCAGAGATGATGAAAGTGTGTGAGTTCCAGTTATACGGCTATATGCTGAGCAAGACTCCACAGCAGGGCGATTTCATGCGTAGGTGTTTCGAAGTGTTGGCAGGAACCAACATCTGTGAATTTAAATGGTTCACAGCCCGCTGTGAGGCAACCCGAATGAGTGGTGAGATGAACACCTCCTTAGGCAACGGATTTTCCAATTTAATGTTTGCGCTCTTTATGTTTCAAGAGAAGGGCTGCACAAACGTAGATGGTGTTGTCGAGGGGGATGACGGACTTTTCTGTTTTGAGGGTCCAGCTCCTACTTGTGAGGATTTTGCTTCTCTTGGTTTAAATATAAAACTGGAAATTCATGAGGAATTAACATCAGCTAGCTTTTGCGGTCTAATTTTTGATTTGGAGGACCGCGTGAATGTGACCAATCCCATAGAGGCCATGCTAGATTTTGGCTGGACTTCGGATCAGTATGCAGGTGCGGGCAATCGCACCAAGCTATCATTACTGAAAGCAAAGTCCATGAGTATGGCCTATGCGTACGCCGGATGCCCAATATTGTCTGCCTTAGCCAGGTATGGCAATAGGGTGACAAAAGGAAGTCGAATAGGAAAGGTTATAGATTCAGGAAAGCTATCCCAGTGGGAGAGAGATCAACTGCTGGAAGCCATCGCTGACAAGGATAAACTGCAACGCCTGATGAACAGGCCTGTCCCGATGAACACTAGATTCCTCGTAGAACGAGAATTCAATATCCCTGTAGAAATGCAAGTACAAATTGAGAAGTATCTTGACAGTTTGGAGGTTTTGCAGCCTCTAGATGTCCCAAACGTCGATCTCTTTGTGCATGCAGACGCCATTGATTTCTACAGGAAATACGCCGTAGCGTCAAAAACCGATGAACCGCAGTTAGAGCACTGTTCGTTCACGCAATTACACCAACAGCTCAGTAGGGCGTAAGCTCTACGTGTCCCTAAGTTTGCCG